ATCCACGTTTATTGCCTTGACCGACGAAACGAAGGCACACGTCCGCTATGTATCAACGCAGGTTTACGATCAATCGCAGAACGCGCTGCTTTACCGCCGTGATCTCTATTACCTGTGTGAATATACCATAATAAGTGGGATGTCAGCACCTGTCATGCTGTTTGGCGACCTGTTGCGCAACGGGAACACCTTATTCGTGTGATCCTCAATTGTCTCGAACGAGGTTTTGATCACAGCTGGCGATCCACTACCGGCGCCACCGATACTATCACCGCCAACGTAGCACAACCACAATTATCGAGGTTCAATACTAAATGCCAATAGTTCAGGCGGGGGCGATCAATAACACGGCACTGATTGTGCCAGACTTGTATGTCGAAATTGTACCGCCTCAAAATTTGATCTTGAACGGCGTCCCAACGAATGTTCTCGGAATCGTTGGAACGTCCACCTGGGGTCCGGTCGGTACTCCGGTAATCATAGGATCCATGTTAGACTACTACGCCAACTTCGGACCCATCGTGGCCCGGAAATACGATATGGGTACGCAGATTGCGACTGCTGTGCAGCAAGGGGCACAGGACTTTCGAGGTGTAAGGGTCGTCGATGGCACCGACACATTCGCCACTGCTACCGTACCTGGCACTGCCTTAACAATCACCGCGCTCTACACCGGCTCCCTCGGGAATCAAATATCGATCACGCTGCAGCCGGGTTCGCAACAGGCGAGTTGGAGGCTCACCGCCAGTCTCCCCGGCATTCAGCCAGAGGTGTTCGATAACATCAGTGGAAGCGGCGCTGCATTTTGGCTATCATTCGCAAATGCGGTCAACACCGGTGCAGGCGTGCAGCGTTCCGCATCGCGCTTGATTACCATTCAACCCAATGGAAACACCAGTACACCAACGAGTTTCTCGCTGATCCTTGGGAGCGCCGCGGCTGGCTCGGACGGCGCGGCCGGTGTAACACCAACACAGCTTGTCGGGCTGGACAACGCTGCCCGGACGGGAATGTACGCGCTGAGGGGACAAGGATGCGGCCTTGCGCTACTCGCTGACGCCGACGATTCCAGCACATGGACAGATCAGGCCGGCTTTGGTCTCAGCGAAGGAGTATACATGATCCTTACCGGACCGGCCGGTGACATGATTTCAAATGCGGTTTCAGTCAAGCATTCCGTAGGCCTTGATTGCTATTCGACGAAGCTAATGTTCGGCGACTGGCTCTGGTGGTCGGACCAGGCGAACGGACTGATCCGTCTTGTATCCCCGCAGGGGTTCACCGCTGGCAGACTGGCAAATTTGTCTCCCGAACAATCAAGTCTGAACAAGCCGTTATACGGCGTGATCGGCAGTCAGGCATCCGGGCAACCGCAGTCCGGGGAGACATTCACCTATTCTTCTGCCGATCTCGCGACCCTCTTTAGTGCGGGACTCGATGTCATTTCAAATCCACAACCGGGCGGCTCATATTGGGGTGTCCGGGGCGGTCTGAATTCATCATCCGACGTGGCAATCAATGGGGATAATTACCCCAGGCTTACAAATTACATTTCCCAGTCTCTCTCTGCCGGTATGGGGCAATATATCGGTCAGGTTATAACTGCCAGTTTGTTCCAGAATATTCGAGGAACACTCCTGTCATTCCTGCAAAACATGCTGAACCAGGGTCTGTTAGGCAGCACCAACGGTTCGCTGCCGTATAGTGTCATCTGTGACATATCAAATAATCCACCGAGCAGGACAGGACTTGGGTATGTACAAGCAAATGTCCAGATTCGATACCAGTCGATCAACGACGTGTTTATAATAAGTCTGGAAGGCGGGCAAACTGTTCAGGTAGCAATCCAGACGCTGCCAGCCGGCCAACCGGGGCAATAGGAGCAGTACCATGACCATTTCAGTCTTTTCGGTTGGGCGGGATACGCAACTCGTTATTGTTGCACCTTCCGGGACCGTCAACCTGGTACATGTAACGGCGTTCGAAAGCCGTCAGGTCACACAGTCGGTGCGTGTCAATCGATTGGACGGCAGCCAAATGGGCATGGAATTGCCGAAGGGGTGGGAGGGCAACTTTGAACTGGAACGGGGTGATTCCGTGGTCGAAGACTTCATCTCAGCTACCGAGCAAAGTTACTACAACGGTTCCATGAGCGCGACCAGCACGATGTACCAGTATGTATCGGAGGTAGATGGATCGACGTCCACCTATCAATACGATGCCGTCGTGTTCCGCCTTTCTAACGCAGGACTGTGGAAAGGTGACGCAGCGGTCAAACAGAAACTTGAATTCTTCGCATCTCGCAGGAAACGCATTTGATAACACCGACAGACCTCGTTTTGGCAGACGCCAATAAGACACTCCAGATCACCGACAGCCTGGGGCGCAAGCTTACTATTCGACGTATCGGCGCACTGGACCGCCTGCGGCTGCTAAAGGCCGCGGGCCCTGCACTTTCGCAGAATGATGCATGGCTGAACATGGCGGCCCTGGTGATCTCGGTAGTTGAGATAAATGGGATACCGCGCCCGACGCCGACAAGTGAACGACAGATAGAATCTGCAATCTCTGAACTGGGTGACGGAGGTCTCAACGCGATAGCGGAAGCATTAAGCGCAGCGGGCGAGCCTTCGTTGTTGTTGGAAGGTTTACCCGAGGGAAACGCCTCGGGCACGTCATTCTGATCGAATGTCTTTATCTTGTTCAGAATGGCGTGCCTTTCGATATTGCATTTTCGTTATCTGACCAGGATCGATTGACCTTTTGCGCTATTCTACGAAATATCTAATTACCATCGGTACTTGGCAATCCATTAAATCGTCGTCGGACTGGTCATCTTTTGCGCCTGCGATCAGCGCAAGAAGGTCAATTGGAACTGAATGTTATGTCATATCCGCTATTGACTTTGGGGCCGTTCTCATTTGAGGGACTTGAATCGCCCGAGAAGATCCAATTAAAGGCCAAACAACGTATTTCGGTACACCATCTGGGTTCCGGGCTTTCGACGATCGATTACCTTGGGGATGATTACGAGATTGTCAGCTTTCGTGGCATATTTTCGGGGCAGAACGCGGCAGATCGCATTCGTTCCATAGACTATCTGCGGATCCTTGGCGCTCCTCTCGTTTTGTCGTGGAGTTCGAGAGCATTATCCGTCATCATCAGGAAATTCGAACTCGATTACTCGTCCGACCGATGGGTACCTTATCTGCTTTCCTGTTATATAGTGCGGTCAGTCGGCAGTCGCGCGGAGAATCCAAGTGACCTGATGTCAGCATCTCCAAGCACGCAGGTGAGCGACGTCTGCGGCTTGCTGAGCAACAGCGGTAGCAATCCGACATCAGATCAAACCGCCGCACTTCTTACATTGGCTACTCTCGACTTTGACATACCTCCACCAGACGCGCTCGCACTGGCTCAGGACCTGATTAATTCCATTCAAGATCAACTCACAGCCTACAGCGAACCACCACAGAGTGGCATTCTGGCCGACCAAGGACCACCCAACGGAGACACTACCTGTATGGAAGCACTTGTAGCGAATTATGGTCAACAGGCGTCTCTCATCCTTGCTCGTAACCGCGTGGTTGGCATAGTGACACAGGCACAAGATATTAGTCAGCAATGATGCAATCCATTTTCGTACAGCCTGGAATCACACTTTTTCAGGTGGCAGCATCATACCTCGGCGATGCCACACAGTGGTCTCGAATTGCACGGATCAACAAGATACGGGACCCTTTTTCGTTTGGTGCGCCAACGACGCTGATCCTTCCGCCTGACCTTTCTGCGCAAAAGTAGTCAGTGTCCGGTAATTCAACCAGCGCCCCCAGGATATGGGCTAAGATCAACGGTGCGACTGTCGATACGGTCACCCATGCGAATATATCGCACAGCGGGTCTGGCAAGAGTTCGCGATTTGAGTTAATCGTGAGCACCGGTGGTACTGCCACAGATAACCGTTGGCTGGACCTCGTAAGTGGGAAAGTGACGGTGACAATATATATGAACTGCCAGTGGGACGGGAACGACGTAGTTGTATTCGAAGGACTGGCAGACAACATTGGTGTCGATACCATAAATCGTACTGCTCGCATCATTGGCAGAGATTATTCATCCGTCCTTATCAGCTCGGCGTACCAAAGTTCTTTTTGTAATCTGACCGCCAGCGAGATAGCAAACTGTATCGCAGCCAGACATGGCTTCCTTTCAAACATATCGGAAACTTCGACAATGGTCGGCAGTTACCAATGCGACGGCTATAACCAAATTCTATTGAACGCTCA